CATACAGAGGAAGATCACGAGACTACACGACGCAGAATTGCTGGTATACATGAGAACTCTGAGTCCAATCGCTTCGTTGTTATGGAGTATTGGGGCACTGTAGATGGTTACGAGCTAGAAGAGCACGGCATAGAGTTGGAGGAAGATGCAGATCTTTCTGATGATTACTCTGCTTGTGTGTGGGTATGTGACGGGAAAGTATTAAAAGTAATGCTTAACCCGATTACTGGTTACAAAATTCCATACCATATTTTCCCGTATGAGCGCAGCCCCCATCAGTTCTGGGGTACAGGCGTGCCTCGTATGATGCGTGATTCTCAGGGAACTATGAATACCGCAACAAGAATCTGGCTAGACAACATGGCTTTGTCTTCTGGTCCTATGGTTGAGGTAAATACAGACTTGCTTGCAGCAGGAGAAGACCCGACAGACATCCACCCTTGGCGAGTATTCTTGCGTGAGGGTGGAGACGGTTCTATGCCTGCTGTTAGATGGTATCAGCCGGTAGCGAACGCTAATGGACTGAACCAGATTGTGGAGATATTCCGAAGATTTGCTGATGAGACTACTAGCCTACCTAGCTATACACATGGTGAGCAGACACAAGGTCTAAATAAAACAGCAACAGGTATGTCTATGCTTATGGGTGCAGCAAACATTGCACTTAAAAGCACAATTAAAAATATTGATGACTTCTTGATTGAGCCAATGATTGAGGCTTTGTTTTGGAACTAACGAGAAGTCAAAGGGTGACTTGCGAATTGTTGCACGCGGCAGTACCTCTCTCGTTCAGAAAGAGATACAGAGTCAGCGTTTACTTCAGTTCTTGTCAATTGTTGGGGAAGATCAAAGTGGCGTTGTTAAGCGCACACAGCTTCTTCGAGACATTGCTCAAAGCATGGATATTGACCCCGACGAAATTATTAAGACTGAGGAGCAAGTAGCTCTTGAACAGCAGCAACAACAACAATTACTCCAAGCTCAAATGCAACAGGCAGCAATCGCAGGCGATCCTGCGGCTCAAGGCAATGCCGGAATGGGATCTCCTTCGGGACTTAATTAAAGCCCGATTTGATAGTGCCCAATCAGCATTAGAAAGAGCAGATGAGACAAATTTTAGGTTCGAGCAAGGCAGGCTATTAGAGCTGCGTTTTATGCTTGAGCTTGAAGACGCGGCAAAAGCCGTTCTAGACAAAGCGCGGACCCCTAAAAGGATATCCGCAATAGACTAACGAATATCCCATTGTGGGACTCGAAGGAAATTAATAATGTCAAAGAGAAATGACCCAGCGCGACTGGAAGCTGAAGCGAAAGAATTGTTCGAACAAATGACTAAAGGTAAGACTGAGACCCTAGAGGCAGATCAACCTCAAGAGGATACCCCAGAAGAACCCGAGGCGTTGCAAGTAGAAGCCCCCGATCCCACGGACAAGGTTGAAATTCAAGCGGATGAGGACACAGAAGAAGAGTCAGAACGCAGCGAGGACTCGGAACTGAAGTTGGCTTTAGAAAAAGCCGAGAAAGCAATGAAGGGCGCACAGGCGAGAATGACGAAAGCAACTCAAGAAACTGCTGACTTGAAGCGGCAAAATGCCGACCTGATCAAAAGTGTTACGGAGTTGAAGAGTCAACTTGTAGAAGTTTCTAGGGATGACAGCAAGCTGGCACAGATTCGGGAAGATTATCCTGATCTAGCTGGACCTTTGCTTGATGAACTTAAGCGGACGCAAGATGAAGTTGGTAAGGCTAAGGAAGCTTTAGCTGAGCAGGAACAAAGTAAATATCAGGCGTTAGAGGCGCAGGCACATGCTGAGCACTTCGAGCGGATTCGATCTGTACACCCTGACGTAGATTCCATTGTGGACTCTGCTGATTGGTTGAACTGGTTAGAAGATGCAGACGCTCAGACGAAGACTTGGATTCAAGAAGGTTCGTCTAATGATGTAAACACTGTTCTTTCGAAGTTTAAGTCGGATATGGGCGTACCAGCTCCCACGCTGCAAGAGCAGGCTCTTGAGCGAGCAAAGACGGTTGCAGAACCTAAAATGCCCAAAGCTCGAAAGTCACAAATTAAAGGCGATAAGAAATACTGGACTGTCGATGAGATTATGAGGATGCCAAACCAAGTGTTTGAAAAGCATCAAACAGAAATTCTCAAAGCGATGGAAAGTGGATCGATACGCCGCTAATCTCTTGTGAGGTAATAAAATGTCTTTTTCACAATTTTCAACGGGTGCTACATCTGAAGTAAACTTTATCCCAGAGGTGTTTTCCAAACTCCTTCAGGCTAAGTTCTACAGCAAATCAATTTTACCCGAAATTTCAAACACCGACTATGAAGGTGAGATCTCTGGTCAAGGCGACAAAGTTGTTATTCGTACAGTTCCGGCTGTAACTATTAATGACTACGCTGGCACTATCACAACTCAAGAGCTGACTACTGCTAAAGTAGAAATGCTTGTTGATAAAGCTAAGTACTACAGCTTTAAAGTTGATGATGTGTTGGCTGCTCAAGCTGACATTAACATGCTAGAAGCTGCATCTACTGATGCTTCTGAAGGTATGCGTATTGCAGTTGAGACTGACGTATTGTCTAGCGCTGTCACTGGTGCCACTACTATCGGTGCACAGACGACTATCACGTCTTCCAACATTTTGGAAAACATCTTGGTTCTTTCTAAGACTCTTGATGAGTTGAACATTCCAGAAGAAGGTCGATTCATCGTTCTTTCTCCTGAGTTCATCTCTATGCTCAAGCAGTCTGAGTTGCGTCAAGCGTACTTGACTGGCGATGCTACTTCTCCTCTCCGTAACGGATTGGTTGGAATGGTTGACCGTTTCAAGGTATTCCAAAGCAACATGGTTTACGCCCCTGCTTCTGGTGCCGACGCGGGTTACACCCACGTTCTAGCCGGTCACCCAAAAGCGTTGTCCTTCGCTTCACAGTTCACTAACACTGAAACTGTTCGCATGGAAAGCACTTTTGGCGATCAGGTACGTGGTTTGAAGGTGTACGGTTCTAAGGTTGTTACTCCTGACGCACTTTGCGTTGGTAAGTGGACCTAAGATCGACTAATGATCGGGGGAGGTTTTCCTCCCCCTTTTTAGCGAGACACTTATGACCAAGAAATCAAAGACAAAAAAAGACGAGATATTCATTCAGGCTAAGGAAGACTTCAACGTTAATTTAGACAGAAGGCTAACCCTTGAGCAGCTAGAAGATCAGGTGCAGAGATTAGCTAAAGATAAAGCTAACCCTCCAAAAAAGACTGAAGAGCTTATCCCGAAGCGGGTCAAAAATGTTATCACTGGTAACGAGTTTGACTACAACCCGATTTTTAAAAACAACCCCGATTTACAAGTAATCGAATGGGAGACCGATAATGGCGACAACTAAGGTAATAGACATTTTAGATCGGGCTGCAATTATTCTTCAGGATAATACGAATGTCCGGTTTCCAAACTCAGAGCTTTTAAAGTTCTTTAACGATGCACAGAAAGAAGTTGTATTGCATCGTCCAGACGCAACAATGGTTAACACTACGTTTGCGTGTGCAACAGGCAGTAAACAAACACTTCCGACGCAAGCTTTGCGTTTAATTGAGGTGGTTAGGAATGTTGGCGGTAGAGCAGTGACTCAAGTAGAGAGAAGAATCCTTGATGAGACTTTACCTAACTGGCATGAAACAGCTGCGGGAACAAATAAGATTGAGCACTATGTGTACGATCCCGCCGACCCAAAGAATTTTTACGTTTACCCTAAGGGTGCTAGTGGAACTCACAGCCTAGAAGTTGTGTATAGTTCTGCACCGGCAGAAATTTCTATATCGAACTTCGATACAGACACGACCGTAATCAGTTTGGATGACGTTTATTCAAATTGTATATTAGATTATGTATTGTATCGCTCATATCAGAAAGACTCAGAGTTTGCCGGTAACGCTCAAAGGGCAATGATGCACTATCAAAGCTTTGCTAATGCCTTAGGCGTTAAGACCCAAGCGGATAGCGCAACCACGCCAGTACCTGCAATGATGGGTAATGGCTAATGAAGTATTCTGATTTTTCTCTGTACGTTCGACCCGAGGCGCAGGGCGCTCCTGACTTTCTTATTGAGAGATCGGTAAGAGATTCGGCAATAGACTTTTGTGCTAGAACTGACATCTACATACCGGAGCCCGAGTTCATTACGGTAATTGCTGGACTGAACGAATATGCTGTATCTCTACCTACAGGCACA